CTAAACGGCAATAACCATCCATTCTTTCCCTCGGTCATCGTTATATTTATCCGTCATTTTCTGTGATTTATGTCCCAGCAGTTTTTGTGTCTCCAGTCCCTGCTCCCGGTAGAGTCGTTCAGACAGAGAGCGTTGTTCATGGAAAGTGGGCGCGGTTCCCTCCGGCCAGGTTATACCGCTGCGGTTCCTGGCTTTTTTAAAGGTGGTTGTGATGGCATTAGGTGAAACCTTATCCCCCCGCGTTGCTTGTGATGTGGTGTGCCGAAAATGCACCAGATACTGGCTCAGTACCGTATCTCTACACTGAGTCACGACGTCCCTCAGTGAAATATTGAGCACCACGCAGGTAAGAGCCAGTGGGATAGCCAGACGTGCCCCTGTTTTCTCTTGGGTGACGTGCAACATGTCGTCCCAAATATCAGAAAACTTCATATTAGAAATGTCACCGATCCGCTGGCCAGTCACCAAAGCCAACAACATGGCACACTGGAGGTAGGGAGGATGTCGTTCAGCCGCAGAATAAATGGTTTTCCACTCATCAAGCGATAAGCGCTGGCGCATCACTCTGTTCCGGGGTTGTTTTGTTGCCTGTGCCGGGTTATAGCCTGGCGGTACGTGCCCCGCGTGTTGCGCCTCTTTAAAAACGTCAATGATAGTCATCCTGACGACCTGAGCCATACGGCTATGTCCCTGTGCTTTCACGGCATCAATGATTTCTGCTACTTCCAACGCAGTAACATCTTTCAGATAAAGCATCCCTGAATATTGGCGCAATAATTCGACAGGCTTCTTCTTTTGCTTAACGGAGTTGATTTTTATTTCGCCTGATTCAAGCCGTTCTTGCTGGATTTCAAGGTAGCGATCTAGCCATGTTGTGACGGTGATAAACTCTCTGGACTCACGCATACGGGCGATTTTTTCGTTAACGCTGAGGATCTGCCGGGTACGCTGCTCTGCGATAATGTCGTTTGCCTCACTGGCGACCTGTTTGGCTTCCTCTGCGTTGGTACCTAGGCTGTGAAAATTACCCGTTACGGGGTGCTTGTATTGCCAATATACGCGTCCGGTACGCTTATCTAACTTTGAGTACAGATTGGGGATGGTTATTTTGTGGGTTCGTGGTCTGGCAGCCATCTGCAATAATCCTCTTCAACGCGGGGTTTGCTGTCGGTGCGATTTTGGGTTCAGCTAAAATGCCGATAAATCGGGCTTCACGATCAATCATCCACTTTCTGCCAACTTTTCTGGCCGGTGGCGCCATCATGTGACCTTTGGCATATTTCGTTAATGTGTGAAGGCTTGGAGCTAAACTGCCAAATTCATCTTCAGCCCATTCCTTTAAACTCACCATTCTGGCCATGTTCATGCTCCGCTGTATTCGTTGATAATCCGCATCACTTCCTCTCCGATACCTTCTCGTAGGACCAGGGTGCGTCCATCCCCATCGATCTCTGCATCGCTGAGCAGCTCAACCAGCTGGCGCGATTTTGTCGCGCTAAACAGACTGCCGGTGACGCTGCGCGTGACCTTCTTTTTCCCCTGGGCTTTCGCCCGCTTCACGTCCTCCTGCAGTACATCCCCGGCGCGTTCCCCGTGTTCTTTGATGCGATCAATAGCTACGTCCATAGCTACTTCTCCAGACTCGACCAGAGTCTGCACATCGCGATTTGCTGAGCATAGGAACAGCAGCTTATCGACATGAGTTCGGCTTCTGTTGATCTCGGCGGCGATCTCATCAGGCTTCAGATTTAATGCGGCCAGATCTTTCACTACGAGGCTTTCCTCGTACTGATTCAGCTTGAGCTGGCCAGAGCCATTGTTGCTATTAATGATGCGCGCTGACCGTTTTACGTCGTTTCCAATGAATGGGGTGATAGCGATCACGCTGATTGGTTTTCCCGCGTCACGGATGCGTAGGTAAGCATTCATACGGCGGTGACCCTCGACGACCCATACGCCGCCCTCATCACGCGGATATACTTCGAGAGGTGGTACAGTTCCTCCTGCCATCAGGAACTGAAATAGTTTCTCGTCTGCCCTGTGCTTGCGCTCATTCTCAATGCGTCTGTTAAAACCCTCTTTAACGTGGATATCATCCATATTGATGAACATCCCGCTGTCGCGGCGCTTGATAGTGCCATTTTTAATCATTTGCTTGAATGAGTTAGTCATTGCTGGTCTCCTGCTTTGGTGCGGTTTCTCTGGCAGCCGCAGCGAGAGGGTGGCAGTAGTGTTCCCCGTTGGGTCGACTGCTTCGGCGGCCGCAGCGCGGGCAGGTAAAAACGGTGTCATCAGGATCCTCTGCATCGTGGCTTACAGGTTCGGCCTGTAGCATGGCCGCGCGGCAGGCGTTCCAGGCGCCCGCATACACTATGGCGTCTCCGATCGTAATCTCTGGGCTTATCCTGCACACATCCTCCCAATGCAGTTCCGGTGGAACCACCGGCTCAGCCTCCAGTGACGCCAGCGCGATGCGCGCCTGCTCTTTGGTAATAGAGGTCATGGGTTAGTCCTCCGAGCTTATTTCTACTGAAACTTTCATTTTCCAGGCAGTAACTTCAAAACCAGTGACTTCGGCATTAATCATGTATTCAGCAATAATTATTGACAGAAGTTTCAGATTCATATCGGTATTATCTCCATTTATTTCTTCGATGACCGACATTACTGCTTCCATATGATCTCTAATTTTCATCTCACTCCCCCTTACTGGCGCCAGCAGCGCTGGCCGTAATTTGTTCTCCGATTTCGCGCATCAAACCTCCTTCACGCCAATACCGGCGGCGCGTAGCGCTACTTTTGTTTCAATGCCGTGTGCATTCCAGCCGTTCACGTAACCGTCATCGTACTCGCTCTCGCCGTAGCGGAATCGCTCAGGTGGCAAAGTAACAGTCCGCGCCTCCAGCTCCGCGATGCGCTTCTCTGCGGCGTCCAGTTCATCCAGCAACGCTAGAATGGCGGAGGGGTTAGCTGCGGCGATATAACGAGCATTGGCTTGATTATCTGGCCCTGAGCTATGCGCTATGTAGTAATTGCCATTCAACCCAGCATCAGCAATGACGCCATCGTGGTCATCTGAACACCATTCACCTTGGGTTGCGTTCTCTGCATATGTGCGCAGCGCCTGTTTGTCTACCTGGCTCATGCTGACGCCTCCTCATCCCATACAGCGAATGCGCTGTCATCATCACAATCAATTTCGCCTTTCTTACCGCACTCAGAGCAGACGACACCATCGCCGGCATACAGAAAGTCACTGGTGCCGAGTTCAGTGGTAACGTCAAGTTCATCGCTGTCACAGGCTGGGCAATATCCAGCCCATTTAATTCTTAATACCTTCATCTCACACTCCCTTTATTTCTTGATTGCTCGCTGCGTATAAGCGGGGGTAGTATTTTATTTAAGCCGGATTCTTACCCGTGTCCGGCGCACGAACTCCATCACCACATGGAGGTTCTCCATTAACTCCACCCAATGGAGGGTAAAATGCGTATTAATCAATTTGGTGGTACAGAACGTCCAAGACCTGACGGACAAGTGCCGTACAGGCCGACGCCTGCGCCAAAGCCGAAAAAATAGAGGTGTCAAATGACCCGGGATGAATTGCTTTTTAGTATTCGATATTCATTTTATATAGAAAAAATGCATGCGATCTTATACGCCAGATTGGATCGCCTGCTAACGTTTGTTCAAATTACGCTCGGGTCAGCAATATTTGCCACCTATGGTAGCGCTCCTCTTTTTGGTGCCGTTATTGCCGTGATATCTATCGCCAGTTTTGTATGGCAACCGGGTAAAACGGCTATGCTACATGAGATTCAAGCGAAACAAATGAAGGCGCTGATAACGATGCCGGATAGCGTCTCAGACGCTGATCTTCATGCTGCTTACGTTAAAGTGGAAGAGGGCGATAACCCAACGCTTGGGATGTTACGAGACCCTGCTTATAAAAGGGCGCTTATCTCTCTTGGCCGTTCATCAGAGTCTGCGGCTATTAAGCTGAATATGTCAGAGAAGGTCGCAGCCTGGTTTTCAGGTGACCTTCCAAAAGATGAATGATTTGCTACGTTGATGATTAAAGAGAAAAGCGTCCGATAGGGCGCTTTTTTGTTGCTAAAAACTATCTACGCGTGTGCCTGTCTTTTCACCACTTCAGGCTCGGTGGTATGCTAGTTGCTCTCACACAGCTAGCAAGGAAGGAAAAACGTATGAAGCAAATTTATGTTCATGTTCAACTTTTCCAGGCGACATCTGAGCAGGCCATTAAATTCAAAGAAATCATGAGGAGCTTTGGTTTCGTTGACTCAATCCAAGACAAAGATGAAAAACTACAACTTCCACCTAATGGTTATATTGGTAAATCACGTCTTAGCTGTCAGGGGGTAGTAGATCAAACTTTTTCTATCGCTAATACAGCAGGTGTCAATGCTCATATCTTTGCCTGTGAGTTCGAACGTTTTTCAGAACTTCTTCCAGGTTACGGGCTTGTTAATTGGTGATTATGGATAATATCCTGTAATTTATTAATTTCCATTCGTAGAGCTTTAACCATCGTCTCATGATACACCCTGTTGATTCCGTCGCATTTCAGCGGGGTGATTTCAGATTTTTTCGAGGTGTATTCAGCATCAGCACTTACTGGCTGAACTGCTTTTTGCGCCAAGTATATGCGGGCTTCCGTACCTGCATTGGGTTCAACTTTCTGTAGGTATTTAGCGTCCTCAAGAAGAAGGGCGATAACGTGCATCAATTCATCATTACTCATAAATCCTCCGTTTACCATCCATATATAATGGTTTATAGTTCTGCGAATAGAACTTAATTCCTTATTTCGAACTACTGCAAATTCTTCAATGGTTGCCGACTCATCGAACTCTCCATCACTCTACATATCCAGCTGCGGTCTGTGGCTCACCGCCATGACGCCCGTAATGACAGTGCAGACCGCAGGTGGGTATGGTGATTTTTATTTCAAATTATATTATTGATTATAGTGTGTTGGTTAATAATTGATTGCGTGGCGTAATTATGCTGACAGTCGGCTTGGTGCCAGAAGCAGACATTGATTCTGTTAGTCTTGCTCAGATCAGTACTTTGTAAATAATAAATTATATTGAATTTTTCCCATCCTTCGAGTTAAAGTACTAATGCTATGTTTCACTCTATTCTAAATAGGTTGAAATGATTTTTACCCACTGAAGGGTATTCATCTATTAATAAAGGAGTAAGTAGAATCATGAGTGATATCAAGATAAACAGGGCCTCTCTTGAAGAAGCATTAACGCTAAGTGAAGATATACTAAGTGATATTGAGTCTGGCGTTTCTCTAGGTTCCTGCGCCTTGAGGGCAAGTAGATTAGCAAGATTGCTTCAGGATTTTGATTTCCAGAGAATATTTTTCTATGAGAATAGTGGTTACCCTTCTGGACCTAATGGAATAACTCCAGAGGTATGGGCTCTTTGTCAAAAAGCTGAACGAGTTAAACCTACACTTGAAAAAACTGATGGGCAAACTAAAACAGTTGAAAGAGCATCAACCAAATCCATAAGCGCTACTTTATTAAACTTGGATGCATTAAATGAAAGTTTAAAAGTTGCATATGACCCAAACATATCATTAACTTCAGCAAATCCCAATCAGTTTGTTGGGATGGGTCATTCTGGTAATGGCTTAGAACGACAAAACTTGAGGAAAAGTATAAAAGCAGAGTCTGACTTTATCAGCGAAAGATTAGCTTTTATTTATAATTACGTGTCAACTAAAAATTATGAGCTTAAGTTTTCAAGTATTTCATCTGATATTTTTTCTCGCACGCGAGCGTATGTTGATTCTTCCGTTGGAAATTTAATCCCTGGGGCAGTTCAGAAATTTTCGTCTGTCTATGATAATCTTGTATCAGATAACTCAGAGGATTGGTCTAATGCAGTCCATAGTTGTAGAAGAATTTTACAAGATTTAGCTGATGCTATATTCCCAGCTCGTGACGATTTAGTTGTAAAAACACCCGGAGGTAAAGATAAACTTATAAAGCTTGGGAAAGAAAACTATATCAATAGGATTATAACATATGTTGAGTCCCAGTCTGACTCAGAACGATTTACTGATATTGTAGGTTCAAATCTTGGGTTTTTAGGTGATCGTTTGGATGCAATTTTTAAAGCGGCGCAAAAGGGATCTCATGATATCATATCTTCTCATAAAGAAGCTGACAGATATGTTATTTATACGTATCTAGTTATAGGAGATGTTTTATCGTTGGTTGAAGATAAGAAAAACACTGTCTCAACTATATCTTCTAGTTAAATCATCAGATTTCAAAATTAAAGAAAGGTTGCTTCAATATGCAACCTTCATCAGCTGTCCCTCCTGCTCCACTACTGAAGGCGTGGTACGTAACGGTAAAAGTACTGCCGGGCATCAGCGTTATCTCTGCTTTCACTGCCGTAAAACATGGCAACTACCTTCACCTACACCGCGTTTCAGCTCTGTACACACCAAAAAATCATTGATATGGCCATGAATGGCGTCGGATGCCGTGCCAGTGCACGGATTATGGGTATTGGCTTCAACACGATTTTCCGTCATTTAAAAAACTCAGGCCGTAGTCAGTAACCTCTCGGATACAACCGGGCAGTGACGTCATTGTTTGTGCCAAAATGGATGAGCAGTGGGTTACGTCGGAGCGAAATTACACTAGCGATGGTTATTTTACGCTATGACAGGATGCGCAGAACAGTAATAGTCCATGTCTTTGGTGAACGCACCATGGCCACTCTGGAGCCTCTTCTGAGCCTGTTATCGGCTTTTGACATGGTGATATGGATGACGGACAGATGACCGCTGTATGAATCGCGCATTAAGGGAAGATTGCTCGTTATCAGCAAGCGTTACATGCAGCGTATTGAACGGCATAACCTGAATCTGAGGCTGCATTTGGTAAGGCTGGGGAGGAAATCGCCGTCGTTTTCAAGGTCGGTGGAACAGCATGACAAAGTTATTGGATATTATCTGACGATAAATCAATATCAATGAATTGAGGTTATTACTATTTCTCATACATAATGTACACACTTCGCTCAGTGTGGACCTTCTACTCCGTGAATCAGCTCGCTTCGAGCCAGGAGCGGATATCAGATACATCTTTTCTGGTTATACCGAACAGTAGTGTAGCTTTATTCTGTATAAATAAGGTACCACCAGAAATACAAATATCTGTTAGTATACAAAGGAAGTAGTGATAAATTGTGAAGCCCCAACTTACAGAGAGGAACATCGCACTATGAAGCTGTACATAACTGGAAACGGATTTGATTTACATCATGGCCTTGATACCAGCTATTTTTCTTTTGCCTATTTTCTGCGATCGCACCAGAGGGATTCGTACGACAACTTAGTTGAGTTTGTCGGTTTCACGGAGCTGCCTGAAGAACCTGATAAACTGAATAAGGATGAACATCCTCTGTGGAGTGAATTTGAAAGTAATCTGGCAGGGTTAGATTCTCAGGTCGTACTGGATGCATTTACCGACTGTCTCCCAAATCTGGCTGACCCACATTTTCGTGATAGGGAGTGGCATACCTTTGATATTGAAATGCAGCGAATCCTTGAAAGTTTAACTGATGCTCTTTTCACCCAGTTTACGTCGTTTATTTCCCAGGTTAAATATCCAGAGCTTACCGCTGAGAAAACACTGCAACTATGCAACAATGCCCTATTTATAAATTTTAATTACACCAGAACTATTGAGTGCTATTATGGCATAAAAAGCAGCCAGATTCTTTACATCCACGGCAATGCATCCTTACCTGGGGATAGGCTTGTTCTGGGGCATGGTATTGATCCGGAAAATTTCAAAGAACATCCTCAAGAACCACCTGCGGACGTAACGGATGAGGAGCTGGAGCAGTGGTATCAGCACATGTCTGATAATTACAATTTTGCATATGAAAGCGGAAAACAGACGCTGAATCGGTACTTTACCCATTCATTCAAAAATACAGAGGAAGTGATGTCTGCAGGCAAGGCATTTTTCTCTCAACTCAACGCGGTAAACGAGGTGATCATTGTTGGACACTCTTTATCAGCGGTCGACATGCCTTACTTCGCTGCCATTAAACAACACATCCAGCCTAATTCGACCTGGACAGCGACATGGTTCCTTGAAAAAGAACGTGAACAACACCTACATGCGTTGCAGAGTATAGGCATTAAATATCCCCTAATTGTGCCAGTCTGTAGCCTGCTGGTACGGTCGTGACTACAAAGAAAATAGTGCTCGGCTAAACAGGCGTGTTAGTAAAAGGGCGTTATGTCCGTTTTTCGCTCACAGCGGACTTAACAGCCTTGCTTTAGATCTGCTCCGTACTTTTAGTTTGCAGCTTCAGGAGTGGTTAATCAGAATAAACAAACTCGCGAAGCAAAAAAAAACCAACGGGGGATAAATCAATTAAGTGTAGTCAAACCAAAAGCGGCCAGGGTGCAAACATATACTCCCTCTGCTCCTCCTACAGGAGTGCTGGTGTATCCCACCGTCACGGTGCTGCTTTTTACTGCAAGAGTTCTGCTGTTCTGGACCGGACAAGTGGCCCGGTTCCTGCGTTCCGTAAACTGGTTTAAAAGTGCACCTCTGGACTGAGGGCTTTGAAGTTCAATGATGGTGATCAATTTGCACGGCTTATTCAATCACCGTAATCGCCTACCCAACTTGGTGTCGGACCATCTGGAAATAGCCACTCGTAGCCTGTTTGATCCTTCAAGCGGGCAAGTATTTTATAAAGCCGTTCGTGCATTGAAGTATCGATGAATTTGATTAGGTCTTCCCATTCGTTTCTTCCACCTATATGAAGCCCTAAACTCATTTGCGCTTGTATATAAAATTTTGTGCCGCTGAACGAAAATCCTACTAAAGTATCAATCGATTTATGACCTCCATTATGGGCATAACGTTCGTTGCGAATTTTATACAGCTCATCATGAACAGCTCGTAGGTGGGCAGGAAGATGATTCCGCTGGAGAACGCAAATGCCATTGCTTTTGGCGAACAAACGTACGTAGCTGACCACAAAAGCGGTTGTTAACATCTCCTGTTCCATCATCGATTCAGTAGTTATTTCAAACTTGGTCGTACGGAGCCGATGATAAATGTAACTAAGGCTTGTTGTAGTAGGGATTACCTTTATAAGTCTAATCAGATTTTCAATCTCTTTATCACAACCACTAATAATCTCCGCCCCTTTTTTCATTATTTGCTCAAAAGGTGCTCTTAGATCAGCTGGTAATTTGCTAAAAAATTCTTCAGAGACGCTGTAATAATCGTCGCCTTCAAATATAGGAGGAGGTCGAATAGCCATCTGGGTAAACCCTGTGTGGAGAAATTGCACCATTTTCAAACTAATTGCGTGGTTTATCAAGATAAATTAAAGTTTCTATTTGGTGTGAAAGTGGAATGACGTACAGAAGGTCGATAGTACAACTGAGTTTCAAAACTAGCTTACAACGCGCCGGGTATGGTTTGCGTTAGCACACTTGCCATAACCGTCTTTCCTTTTCACGCCAGAGCTCCCTCTCGGGCTGGGCTAGTCTTCTCACCGACCGGATCGCACCCGGTGATACACCGCTTTTATGCGTTGGGGTCGAGTTATTGCACGGTGTGCTGTTCCGACTTTGCTGATTGTTAAAGAGCGGAGCGTCCGGTAGGGCGCTTTTTGCTGCCAGTGAATCATCTTGCTATCCATTTACCATCGGTAGCAGCCTTGTTGGCGTCTGCCTGTTTGTTAGTACCTTCGATAACATCGAATGTACCTTTAGTTACTATTTGCGTCAAGCTCAAAACGTACCTTTAGTTACGCTTCGGTATGAAAAAAAGCCAGATGAGGATCTGGCCTTTTGCAACTGATTTATTGGATTAGATATTTTGTGTTATCTGGACGACTTTTCCAACGATACGGCAATTTCCGGTTATCTGGATTGGCTTAAAGAGCGGATTTAACGGCATAAGGTATGTGTAGGGGCTGTCCCACACTAATTTTTTTACTGTGGCCTCAGATGAGCCATCTAGAACAGCTACAACTATTTTTCCATATAGATCATCTACCTGACCATAATGTGGTTCGACAATGACGATAGATCCTTCTGGTATTGAGGGAAGTCCGTTGGGGTTGGTCATTGATTCACCTCGAACAACTAAGCCAAAAACCTCATCGGAGACATTGGCCGTTGTCTGTGTCCAGGAGATGACGTCAGAATGTTTTGAGCTTGCGTAGGTTTCAGTCCATGTCCCAGCCTGAATGGCAGAAATAATAGGTACGGCAACTGGTGGTTTTAGATATGGGACCACTCGGGTGTCATCTTTTATCTCATCCGGGAATGCGCTACTGCTTCCATAGAGCAGCCACTCAGGTGCTATCTGCAAGGTTGCTGCCAGCTGATGCAGGTTTTCTCCATCAGGCTTAGTTGTTCCATTTTCCCACTTTGTGACAGATACGCGACTGACTCCGAGCCGCTTGGCTAGAGCCTGTTGAGTGATGTTGAGCTGTATCCGCCTGGATCTGATTCTGTCTTTCATTTCTGTTTTCATGTAACCAATGTTACATGCTTATGCTGTAACTGTTGTTTGCTATTTATGGTACCTTTTGTTACCTTCTGGCATCAGATAACGAGGAGGAGCCATGCGTAAATCAGCGGTGATAGCTCATTTTGGGGGTGTTTCAAAAACAGCCGGAGCCTTAGGCATATCACACCCAGCGGTATGCCGCTGGAAAGAAATCATCCCTGAAAAGCAGGCTTTGAAAGTAGAGCGTATCTCCAAGGGGGTTATGAAATATAACCCCGCCATGTATCAAAAATAATACCTGAAGGAATAACGATCAGTAACTACCGAGAGGGAAAGACGATGGTAGACATCAAGACGACGATCAAAGCGATATGTCGGGCGTACCCGGGAGGCCAGAAAGCGATGGCCGTACAGCTTGGCATGACCTATGACGCGTTCCGCAATCACCTGGATCAGAAGTGCGCTAGTCGGTTCTTCACATTGGCAGAGATAGAACGGATGGAGGATGTCTCTGGGACGTCACTGCTGGCTGAATACCACGCCGCGCGCCGGGGGAAATTACTGGTTGATATCCCCGTTCTGGAGCAGATCGACAACGTGGAGCTGTACGAGCAGTCCATGCGGGAGTTGGTCGCCGATGGTGAGCTGGCGAAAGCCAAAGTGGAGGCTGCTGCAGACGGTGTGATTTGTGGCGCTGAACAGCAGGCGTTAATGACGCTGTTCTGGCGGAAGATGCGCCATCACGCGTGTGGGTTCTTTGCCTTCATGGCCCTGAATGGGGCCGCTATTGCTGATGATTCAGCGGTGTGGGTGGCGCACCGGGAATGCCGTCCCAGTGCGCCTGCGCATAACTCGTGTGGAGATTAAGACGCATGGACATTCTAAGCCCAAACCGCCCTCGGGCGCAATTTCGGTGCCGGATCGCCGGTGGCCGTCTGAGCTATGAGCAAATCGTAGCGGGGCAGGGGACACCTGGCAACAACCAACCGCGCCGGGGATTGGTAGTCAGCCGCGAGGCGGTGGGTATCGCCTGGGGGGCGTTTTACGGGAGGGGGATCATGGCTAAGTATCCGCGAGTCGGCCATCTGTACCAAGACATGTATGGGCATACCGTGCGTGTGGTTGCGACGTGCGCAGAGAGGCAACAGGTTACCTATCTGCGAACTGAACCGGGCTGTGGCTGGCGGATTAACGCGGCCTTGGTTGTGTTCAACGCCCGTTTCAGGAGGTGCGCATGAGGATTGAGCAACGGTTAATCGCCCACAGGCGGGTGGGTAGGTACGATCAGATTTTGACATCCGCCGGGTTGTGCTGCGTTAACCAGTCTTTGAGGGCGGCATCCATGCGAGTTTGCCATCCACGTCCGGTTGAGCGGAATGCGGCGATGACCTCCGGGGAGTACCGGATAGTGGCGGATTGTTTGGTTGGTTTATCGGACGATGGTCTTCCGCGCCGAACACGTTTTTTGCCGTCATACAGGTCTGCACCGGCAAAGAACGCCTCATCCAGCTCTGGTGCATCATCCGGATCAACCCAGGTACTTTTCAAATCTTTTAATTTCTCGCTCATTGGCTTTCCTCATAGAGATAATGCGCCGCCCGTTACCGCGTGGCGTCCAGACCATGACAACAATTCTGGCATCCAGTTTCCCTACGGTGATTTTTCTGATCTCCCCATAGTCCTGGCGGCAGTCTTCGGCGGTGAAGTGCATCCCCGCGAAGATTTCACTGGCTCTGGCAAAATCAATGCCGCGTTCCAGCAGCGTTTTCTCCCGCTTGTTCTGGTCATATTCAATTTTCATACAATTAGTGTAGTTACATTAAATCGGAAGTCAAATGTTGATTCTTTAAATTGCGGGCGCTACACTGGAAAAGCAACGGCAAAATCCGTTGCCGGGATTGGCGTCCCGGAATTCGTAAGAGCGCACAACCGCGCTGTAGCGGTTTTTTTGTGTGCGATGCACGGCTACATCCAGATTATGGTGGGCCGGGCAGGGGCATCGAAAGATGCGCCGGGTTCTCTTGCGACCGGTTACGCCAACCCTGTTCGGTTCACCACCAGTCAGATTGGCGTCTGCGGTGGTGACATATCACTTTCGCAAGAGGCTGCCATCATGGCTACTATCCCCGTCCTCGATCACCCTGAAATCACCGTTATCAACGGCCAGGCCGTTACTTCCTCTCTGGCTGTATCTGAATACTTCAAAAAACCACACAAAGACGTCCTGTCGAAGATTTCTCGCCTTGATTGCTCTGTTGAGTTCACTGAGCGAAATTTTTCGCTCAGTGAGTACATCGACGCATCTGGCCGCAAACTTCCCTGTTATCAAATCACCCGCGATGGTTTCGCGTTCCTGACTATGGGCTTTACCGGCAAGCGGGCGGCCCGGTTCAAAGAAGCCTACATCACCGCCTTTAACCAGATGGAAAGGGCCCTAAACGGCGCACCAGCGTTACCGGGCCCCGCACACAATGCGCACGCTGTATATCTCTACATGACAGAGATCCACCGGGTATGGATGGCTCACCTGCGCCCCATGCTGGTGGCTTCCCAGTCTCCCTTGGCTCACCGCCTGCATGACTACATCAACGATGGTCTTTTCGCCTCAGCGCTTGTCGATCGTTCGCTGAACAGCAACAAGGAGGTATGCGATGAGTAGCAAATTGCATGGTCTGGTATGGGAAGGGTGTGCCCATGCTGGTCTGATCCTTTCCCGCGTGGCTGTGATGGCTCGGTTAGCGGATTACAGCAACGATGAGGGGCTGTCGTGGCCGGCGGTGGAGACTATCCAGCGTCAGATAGGTGCCAGGAGCAAGACTACAGTCTCAGCGGCGATAGATGAGCTGGCGCGTGATGGCTGGCTGACTAAGACTGCTCGTAAGTCTGGTGGGCGTGATCTGAGCAATGTTTACCAGATCAATGTCGATAAGCTGGAGGAGGCGGCAGCGGCGGCCCGCATGGCCAACAAGTCCAAAAAGCGGGGTGGGCGCGTTACCCCCCCAATTATTGACCCCTCAAATATTGACCCCCCAACGGTTGAGGGGTTAACGGTTGACCCCCCAAATATTGACCCCCCAATCGTTGAGGGGTCAACCATTGGTAAAAACACCCCCGTTAAGGGGTCAATGGTTGACCCCGATCCGTCAGTTAAAACAGATCCGTCAGTAAACAGATCTTCTTGTCCGGACGCTGCGCAACCGGACGAGTCTGACCGCGATCATGATTTTTTGTCTCGTCATCCAGAGGCGGTGGTGTTCAGTGCCAAAAAGCGCCTGTGGGGCAGGCAGGATGATTTGACCTGCGCCAAATGGATTTGGGGCAGGGTGCTCAGGCTCTACGAGCTGGCAGCCGAGGACGATGGGGAGGTGGTCAGGCCGAAGGAGCCCAACTGGGCGGCCTGGGCTAACGAGGTGCGCCTGATGTGCCAGCAGGATGGGCGTACCCACCGGCAGATTTGCAGGCTGTTTGGCCGGGCAAACCAAGATCAGTTTTGGTACAAAAACGTCAAGTGCCCCGAAAAGCTGCGTGAGAAATGGGATGAGCTGGTGATCCGCCTGACACCGGGGGCCGGTGTTCAGGATCGCTCACTGAAAACCCTGCTGGGGGCGGAGTGGAACACGGCGCAGGGATGGGAGGACGTGCTATGAAAAATCTGGTTTCTGCCGTACAGCGCCGGGATGCCGCCGCACTGTCCCGCATGGCTGGTCAGCCCCTGCAGGCGCGGGTGGTGAACGGCAACGCTGAAAAGCTGGTGGATGTGCTGTTCGAAAATCTGCTGCTGCTGTTCCCGGCGGCGCGTAATACGGTGTTTGGCGCGCCGGATGAGGTGGCGGCGATGAAGCGCCAGTGGATTACAGCATTCGCCGAAGGGGGGATTACGACGCTGGAGCAGGTGAGGGCCGGTGTCAGCATGGCCCGCCAACACGGCGGGGATTTCTGGCCTTCCTGCGGGCGCTTCATGGCGTGGTGCCGTGAGGGAGCGCGGGGGGCGGGTGGATTGCCCTCTGACGATGAGGTGCTGGCTGAGTTCCACCGCTATGCCCGCGATAAACACCGTTTTGCCACGCCGGAGGCGTTCGACTGGGCACACCCGGCGATGTACTGGGTGGTGCTGGATGTACGCCAGCTGATGTACCGATACAACTACACCGAGGCCGAGGTGCTGCGGGCGATCAAGACGCAGATGAAGCAGTGGGCCAAGGACATAGCGGCCGGAAAAGTGATCCCACAGCCGGTGGCCCGAATTGCCGATTGCCGCAGGCCCAAGACGGCGGCGGAGCTGGCAGGGAACGCGGAGCATTACCAATCGGTCGGGGTTGCTGCGTTGGCAGCTATCCGCCAGAAACTGCGAGGGAATCCAGGGGAGGGAGCGGTATGAGCAGAGAGAATTCGGCTATGGCCGATGCACATTGCCGGCGGGCAGAAGAGTTGGTATCTCGCGGGCTGTATCGCCGAGCGCTTACTGAGCTGACCAGGGCGGCGGAATTTGCCGATGCGGCGCAGATAAGCGGGGTTGTGGTGCGGCGTAACGAGCTATCGCGCCATGTGCGTATTCAGCGTGTCAGCGGTGATCCGCGTATGGACTATGACAACTGCGTGGGGGAGTCCTGTGAGCCTTAAATCAAACAGGGGGGCGGCCGTACAGGCCGTTATCCCACAGCCGGTGATCAAGCTGGCGGCAGATGAGGCACCGGCGGCGGGGTTTATGCTGCGGCCCAAGCTTCAGCGCTGGGAGAGTGGTAAATACACGCGCTGGGTGAAGACACAGCCGTGCTGCGGGTGCGGAAACCCTGCCGATGACCCACATCACATCATCAATTCGGGGTTGGGGTTGGGTGGCATAGGAACTAAGACGCATGATTTGTTTGTGATACCGCTGTGCCGGCGGTGCCATGACGAACTACATCGTGATGTGGGTGGTTGGGAGCAGAGGAACGGCAGCCAGTTGGTGTTGTTGGTGCAATTCCTGAATCGGGCGCTGGGGATAGGTGCCGTAGTGAAGGCGTAATGTGTGGAGGGTGTGGATGCGTGATATTTCGAAAGTATTGGAGCGTTGGGGTGGGTGGGCTGCTTCTGATCACGCCGGGGTAGACTATTCTCACATTGCCGCCGGATTCAAAGGGCTGTTACCTCAATCGGGTAAAATGAGGCTGTCATGTACGGATGATGATGGCCTTATCATCGAGGGATGTCTGGCACAGTTAAAGAAACGAAAGCCAGATGAGCACTCTCTGCTGGTGGCACATTACCTCTATGGCATTTCAAAACGGAAGATTGCCAAGGCGCGTAAAAAAGATGAAAAGCTGATTCGCATCGAAATACAGATGGCTGAGGGGTTTATTGAGGGGTGTTTGTCTATGCTGGATGTTTGCCTGGAAATGGACGTCGTAGTGAGCATTCGAAACAAGCAAAAAAGTTCTAGTGCGGTCCGCGTTTTTTAGTATAACGTGTTAAGAGTGGTTACTACGTCACACCGCTTAATCATCGAAACCCGCCTTCCCCTGTGGGGTTTTTATGGCTTTATCCTAGACTTAGTGTTGTTCAAGGCAGATAGCGTTATCTGTGTGCTACAGCGGTAAAATAGGGAAAAGCTATGCTAAATCATTCAGATATGACCGAAGCCGCAGAGGCTATTTATCATTTTCTGTCCCCTGAGCGTTGGATGTCACCGTCTGCGATGATGCGGATTACGGGGATGACTGAGGCAAGATGCCAGTTGATACTGACACAGCTGGTGATTGCAGGGTTGGCTGATGATAACGGCGGAAAGGGGATGAGGTTTAAGCGCTGCCGGTCTGCAACAGGCACTTTGCTGTGAAATAGGCGGCTGGTGGAGTGCTCAGGCAGTTATGTGCTTGTTGTCGAGGATACGGGTACACTAAACAGTGTTAATGTTGTTAACACTGATCGACTCCGGTGTATCAAAGCATAGCCAGATAACAGCATGAGCTCGATCGTTTATATTATCGTGTTATCTAATTTATTATGGTGTATCAGTCGCTCATCGGTTCGATGGCGTTATCCATGTGGCCATTGCTAATGGCTTCATGTAATATACCAAAAAAATCAACATGTAAATGGTGCGATATGGCAAGTGGTGGCTATGGGTTAAATCTTGAAGAGATTGGACAATCTGTCCGTAATAATCTTCAATTAATCATAGATAGTCGGGGATTACCACTTGCTGTTGGTCCATTGACTGATGAGGATTGTCTGGTACTGGCTGGTGGGTTTGGGGAGTTGGCGTGGGATTATGCGTTAACTAGGTATGGAAACGACAAGAATAAATTCGAATTTTGTATTAAATTAGTTAAGCAAGTTACGGAAGCCGTTCCATCGGGTGTCGCATTATGTGTTTATGGTATTGATGATCGTGTTTTCCGTATACATATGATTGAGCGCTTTTGTCGTGATGATGAATCTCATCCGTTGAAGGGGCGAATGGTTGCATTAGCAATAATCGCGGCATTTATATTTTGTAAGGCTGTCGATGCTATAGATGTATTCATCATGGAACCTGTTGCAGAACTCGTAGATTACTATCGTTCCTTTGGATTTGTTGAGCATGAATCCTTCACCTATGTGTTGCGTGCATCTGTTGATGATCTCGAGTCTGCGTTCGAGAGGTTTGCCTAAAAATGAGTGTACTCATGGTACAGAAGTGCTACGATAACTGTCCGTTTGACGCATTCGTCATCGACCATCGTCAACACTCATCAACGTTCCTCAGTTGTTAGTCGATCTGGTCAACATGAACTAAACTCACCAGTAGATGTCACAGCACGTGAGTTGAAGAAGTGGTGTATAGGGGTAGTTAACATGAAAAAACAAGTAGCTAAATCAGAGGTGAGGTTTGACACTCAGAAGGCGTTTGCTGGTATGGGTGCGGCTGTTGAACTTTTGATGCGTGCTGCCCCGAATGTTCTCGAGCATAAGGTTTCTGGTCCTGAGAGGCAGGGGAAAGCTCGTATGCGTAAAGCTGTAGCATAAAATCATACCATTCTTACAAAGGCCTCGCTCTACGCGGGGCTTTTTCGTTCTATAGACCCTGGCAAACGCCGGGGTTTTTTTATATCTGAACCCCATAGAGGGGATAACGAGATGGCGACTATGCACCATAACCCGGAAACCTGGCTGGATTGGAAAGAGCTGTTACAGAGCTGGTGGCAGGGCGACACACCGGTAGGCGGTGTTTTGCTGGCGGCTATGACGGCTGCTGTCCGGGTGACGTATCAGGGGGGTGGGTGGAAAAGAACCGCCCTAGAGGGGGCGCTGTGCGGCGCGCTGACGCTGACCGTGGTGGCGACGCTGGACTATTTCAGCCTGCCGAAGTCGCTGACCCCGGCCATCGGCGGTGCGATAGGTTTTATCGGCGTGCAGCAGATCCAGCGTTTTGCGATGTATATCCTGCAGCGCAAGCTGGGGATGCCGACAGACAAGGAGCGGTAATTATGGCACTCACCAAGGATCAAATTTTCAATGCTCTGCTGGGGCGTGAAGGAGGATACGTCGATCACCCCAACGACAAGGGCGGGCCAACCAACTGGGGGATCACCGAGAAGGTGGCCCGTGCCCACGGCTACACCGGCGATATGCGTAACCTGACGCGGGCGCAGGCGCTGGAAATCTATGAGAGCGACTATTGGTCAGGGCCCCGCTTTGACCTGGTGGCAGACTATTCCGAGCTGGTGGCCGCCGAGCTGCTGGATACCGGGGTGAATATGGGACCATCGATTCCCGGCAAGTGGCTGCAGCGCTGGCTGACTGCTTTTAACGATGGTGGACGCCTGTACCCGGATATCAGCGCCGATGGGGTGATTGGGCCACGTACGCTCTCTGCATTGCGTGCCTATCTGGATGCCCGAGGCGCGGAGGGGGAACTGGTGCTGCTGCGGGCACTGAACTGCAGTCAGGGCGATCGTTATCTGGCGCTGGCCGAGCAGCGGGTGCAAAACGAGTCATTTCTGTATGGTTGGGTGCGGGAGCGGGTGGCGCTGTCCTGACAGTTTCGGATATGCACCCAGGAGCTCCAGTTTTCTGTTGTATCTGTGCGTTGTAATGCAATACCAGTGAATTTGTGATTGGAGTCATCGTACCTTTAGAGTAATTCACCCATATTAATCAGTGGTCGTTTTATTATTTTGATGTTGCGATCAATTGATATTGTGAATGGCTAACTAAAGGAGAATGGCTTTGGCTACTTATTATGTAAATAAGAATAAGCAAGCTAATGGTGATCATGAGGTTCATGTTTTGGGGTGTTCACATATGCCTGAGCCGCATAACCGTGCATACCTTGGGGAATTTTACTCGTGTGATCCAGCAGTGCAGGAAGCCAAAAGATTAGGGTATAGCAAAGCAAATGGATGCTTTTATTGTTGCTATTCATGTCATACCTCATAACGTTGTTGGTTGATGTTTAACAGGTCGCTTAGGCGGCCTTTTTTTATTACTGACGAAAGGAGATCTATATGTACGCACTTAAGAAAATCACGGTAACAAACGACGGTCGATGTGTTGAAGAAGTGCATGTTTTGGGGAGTATGTACCGGCTTGAGTTTCATCCTCAAGAGCCTAAGCAGGCTGCCAGTGTTGAGTATTTCCGGCGCGGTAATACGCCGAATATTTCTATCGCAAAGAGTGATGAGGCGTATATCACCACGTTAACGGGTGATACGGTCAGATGTATTTGTCGAGGGGATGCGAGTGCTCGCCAGGCTCTCATGAGAGGGCTGGCGTAAGCCCGATCTGAGAATGATAGGCCCCGGTCTATGCCGGGGCTTTGCTGTGGAGGTAATCATGAAACGTCCGCCATTCATTCGGCGCCCAATGAAGCGCTGCAGCTATTGTGGTTCCCGAACACACATCGTCCAGTTCTGCCCGAAGACGCACGCAGGAATGGTGCGGATTGAGCAGCGCGCGGCTGAGTTGGCACGTCAGCAGGAGGCCACGCCCCCCGGGTTGCGGGTCCTTCCTGGCCCTCAGAAGACTGCGGGGCGTTAGACCCGCACCATTTCACTACATATGACCTTCTCCAAAAGTGAGGTTGTTGTTTCTATGTCAGACCCCTCGGATAAGTCCTGTCCCGCCCCTGGCTGGCTGAAAAAATCGGACATGGCCGCAAGCCTGGGTATTTCTGTGCAGGCGTTTGATAAATGGGGGGTTATCCCGGTAAAAAAGATAGGCAGAAATGTCTATTTTGATGTTCGTTCGGTTGTGGATAACCGGGTAGAGAATGTGACCCTGAAACAACAACCAACCGCCCCTCAGGATATGAGTGAGGATCAATTGGATTACCAACGGTGGCGGCTCACAAAGGAGCAGGCCGACAAAGCCGCCAGGGAGAACCTGATCGCCGAACGTCATCAGGTTCCGACTGAGTTTGCGACGTTTGCGTTGATCCGAATCGCAGCCAAGGTAAGCAGCTTGCTTGATACCGTTCCGCTCACGATACGCCGTCGCTATCCAGAATTGCAGACCAAGCATATCGAGGGTATTCAGCGTGAGCTGGTGATAGCCAGTAACGAGGCGGCCGCCCTGGGTGACCTGCTGCCGGAGTTACTGGATGAATATATCGACAGCACAAGTAAATAATCTGGTTGCTGCGGTCAATCTTGGTCTGTCGGCATTATACCGGCCTCCTGTGCAGACAGCCGCTGAGTGGATGGATGAAAATTATTATCTGCCGGTAGAGTCCTCCTATCAGGAGGGGCGCTGGAAATCGATCCCATTTCAGGTGGCCATTATCAATGCTATGGCCAATGACGATATCCGGGAAGTTAATTTGGTGAAGTCCGCGCGTGTTGGCTACACCAAAATATTGCTGGGCGTAGCAGCATATCTGCTTGAGCATAAGAAACGTAATGGCCTTATCTGGCAGCCCACTGACAGTGATGCAGAGCTTTTCGTTAAGAAGCACGTTGAACCAATGATCAGGGATGTGCCAAAGATGCGGGCTATCTCTCCCTGGTTAGGTAAAAAGCACAGGGACAACACGCTGGATCTCAAGCGCTTTGCCAATGGGCGCGGGCTAGAGGTCCGGGGTGGAAAGGCTGCCAAGAATTACCGTGAGGCATCGCCTGATTTTGGTATCTACGATGAGTTGGCCGCGTTCGATAATGATATTGAAAAAGAGGGTTCCCCGACATTTCTGGGGGATAAGCGAATGGAGGGGTCGACCCATCCCAAATCCATTCGTGGCTCTACGCCAAAGATTAAGGGGCAATGTCAGATAGAGCGTGCGGCGAACGAGTCCCCACACCTGATGCGCTATCACATCCGCTGCCCACATTGTGGTGCTGAGCAGTTCTTAAAATGGGGCGCTAAAGACGCTGAGTTCGGGATGAAGTGGGATGGTGATGATCCCCGCAGCGTTTTTTATCTTTGTGAGGCATCGGGCTGTGTCATACGCCAGCATGAAATGGACTATGAAGCGGTAGAGCGCTGGGTCTGTGAGCGTACCGGGATCTGGACGCGCGATGCCATTGACTGGTTCGACAGTGATGATCAGCCCATTGCGCCCCCAGAGTCTGTCACCTTCCATATCTGGACAGCATACAGTCCACTGACGACATGGGGCCGGATCGTTGCAGATTTTATCAAGGCGAAGGATGACCCCGGCAAGCTGAAAACCTTCGTGAATACGACCTTGGGTGAAACTTGGGAAGATACTACGGGGGAGAAACTCGATTGGCAGGCTATCGCCGCCCGTCGGGAGATTTGGCCACACCCGGTGCCGGATGGTGTGCTCTACATCACCATCGGCTCAGACACTCAGGATGACCGTTTAGAATATGAGGTAACGGGCTGGGGAGAAGGGGAGGAGAGCTGGGTACTGGACTACCGGCGGCTGTATGGAAACCTTTCACACACAGAAATTTGGGATCGGCTGCATGAGCAGTTTTCCCGTCAGTTCATCAAGTCTACTGGTGAGGTGCTGGATATTGGCCTAGTGCTGATGGATTCCGGTGGCCACTACACCGATGAGGTTTATCAGTTCTGTCGCCGTAACCCGCATAAGTATATTCCGATTAGGGGGGCAACGGTGATGGGTAAACCCATTATTACTTTCCCCCGGAAGCGTAACCGTAAGGGGGTGTATCTCTCCGAAGTGGGTACGGATTCTGCCAAGGATGTGCTGTATGGCCGGATAGGCGAGATCCCGGCCGTCATGGCTGGGCCCTTACCGGGTTACCGGCATCATCCGGTCGCTGACTGGGCAGATGATATCTACTTCAGGGGACTTACCTGCGAGCGGAAGATACAGGAGGTTATTAAGGGGCACCGGATATACCACTGGGTAACGCCATCCGGAGCCCGTAATGAGCCAACCGACTGCGCGGTTTATTCTCTGGCGGCCATTCGCCTGGGTGTCCAGCACCTGGGATGGCAGTTGGTATCCCGTACTCATCAGACAACAATCCCATCATCTCCCCCTGCGGGCATGGCAAAGCCGGAAGACAGGACCAATGACTGGCTAGGAATAACATCAGGATCAGGAGGCTGGCTGTGACACTGAGCGATATCGACAGCATGATTGCACTTTACTTACAGGCCGAGCGCGACGTGCTGGCAGGGAAGCAGATTACCTTCCAGGGGCGAACTGTAACATCTGAAAATCTCAGCGAGATCCGCAAGGGGAGAATGGAGTGGGAAGAACGCCGCATGAATGCCGTTAATCCACGCCGACTTCCTTACTCATTGGCGAGGTTCTCATGACCGTAATAGAGAAGGTCATCGGTGTTATTTCTCCTGGCTGGGCTGCCAGCAGACTGCGTGATCGGCTGCGGATGAAAGCCTATGAAGCCGCAATGCCGACGCGAACCCATCCCGCGCGGCGGGAGCGGCGTGGTGCCAATCTGGCGGTGCAGATATCGGCTATGAGCTTACGGGAACAGGCCCGTGCGCTCGATGAGAATCACGATATTGTGATTGGACTGCTCGACAAAATGGAAGAGCGGATTGTGGGGGCCAAGGGGATTCAGATAGAGCCGCAGCCCCGCGCTGTCGATGGTGAGCTGATGGAGAATTTCGCCAAGGAGATCCGCCGTCGGTGGAGTGCCTGGTCATTGAAACCAGAGACTACCGGATCGTTTACTCGACCAGCGATGGAGCGTCTGGTATGCCGAACCTGGCTGCGTGATGGCGAAGTTTTTGGCCGGCGCCTGATGGGTACGGTGAGTGGTTATCAGCATCACACAGGCACGCCTTACTCTATCGAACTGTTAGAGCCGGACTTTGTGCCATTTGACATGAATCTGGTCGCCGAACACGTCAGGCAGGGGATCCGTCTGGATGAATGGCGGTGTCCAATATCCTACTTTGTGATGTTTGATCACCCCGGTGAAATGCAGGGATACCGTTACCGGACTAAAGAGGTGGCCGCCACAGAGATGTATCACCTGGCCCTGCGTAAGCGTCTGCATCAGTTACGGGGGGTCACACTGTTGCACGGCGTGATGACCCGCCTTGCTGATCTTAAATCCGTGGAAGAAGCCGAACGCGTCGCGGCGCGTATCAGTGCCTCCATGGCGTTCTTTATCAAGAAAGATATTCCAGAGGGATATGGTTTTAAAGACCCCCAAAACCGTGCCTCCGGTGATACCCCACCCAGAGATGAAACGGAGAGGAAAAGGAGTATTGATATTTCTCCGGGGGCCATTTTTGATGATTTGAAACCCGGCGAGGATGTTGGGGTGATCAAGTCAGACCGCCCAAACACGGGGCTCAATATCTGGCGGACAGGCCAGCTGCGTTCCGCCTGTGCTGGAACCCGTAGCCAATACTCCAGTATTGGGCGCGATTATGACGGCACGTATTCCGCCCAGCGACAGGAGCTCGTTGAGGGATGGGAGGGGTTTACTGTCCTGCAAGATGAGTTTGTGGCCAGCTGGTCGCGCCCTGTCTATCGCGATTGGCTGTTGGCTGAAACCCTGCGCAGTCGCGATCCGTTAACGCTGCCTCCCGGGCTTGATATGCAAACCCTCTACGATGCCATCTATCTGGCACCGGTCATGCCGTGGATTGACCCATTGAAAGAGGCCGAGGGCTGGAAAACTATCATCCGCGGCGGTGCCGGCACAGTGACCGAGTGGATCCGAGCCCGTAACCGCAATCCTGATGAGGTCAGGGCTCAGATGGTTGTCGAGCATGAGTGGGCAAAGAAATACGGAATTATCAGCGATACCAATCCAGCTAATGATCCAGGAGTACAACCCAGTGAAAAAAAACCTACTGACGACCGCGAGCCGGAACGCACTGATGCCAGTGCAGGCATCCGCCAGCGGCCTCCCCGGGTGCGATAACCCGACAGCCAAATGCTGGTACACCATCAACGCCCTTGGCGGCGATGTCCCCACTGTTGAAATCTATATCTGTGACGTGATCGGGTATTGGGGCATTTCTGCCAATCAGTTTATTTCTGATTGCCGTGACGCGGGGGTTTTCGAAGCCAAGCAGCTCAATCTCCATATTCATTGTCCCGGAGGGGATGTGATGGACGGGTTTGCCATCTACAACACGCTGGCCCGCCTGACCTGCCAGATTGATATCTGGAATGATGGCCTGGCTGCCAGTATGGCTTCGGTCATCCTGTGTCTGCCCAATGCCACCGTCCATATGCCGGCTAATGCCTGGATGATGATCCATAAGCCGTGGTCCGGCACGGTCGGCAATGCGGATGATTTGCGGGATATGGCGGACTGGCTGGATCGCAATGAGGTGTTGTTGCTTAACACCTATGAGAAGAAAACCGGCAAGCCCCGTGAGGAGCTGGCCGCTTTACTGTCGTCAGATACCTGGCTCGATGGCCATCAGGCCAAAGATATGGGGTTTGTCGACGTTCTGGAACAGCCGATTTCGGCAGTAGCTCATGTAAACGAGAATAAAATGAACGATTTCACCAATATCCCTTCTCAGGCCCGAGCGCTGTTCGGAGCCAAAGCGAATGTCGGCCAACCGTCGGCACCCGTCCAGACCCCAGCCGCATCACCCATTGTTGCTCCCAGTCAGGATGAAGTGATGGCTGAGTTCAGGGCGAACGAACAGCACCGCTGCCGCGAGATTCAGGACCTGTTTGCCATGACCGGTGGGCGATTCCCAGAGCTGATGGCGGAGTGCCTGGCCGATCTCGATGTTTCACCGGCGATGGCCAAGGAGAAGATCAAGGCTGTATTGGGTGAGCCGGCCAGCCAGACGGGGCCGTTGGGGAACAACGCCCATATTCATGCCGGTAACGGCAACCTGATTGGTGACGCTATCCGGGCTTCTCTGTTGACCCGTTGCGGCCATACCAAGGCAGAGAGCGATAACCGTTATAATGGCTATAGCCTGAGAGAGCTGGCGCGGGCCTCACTGGAGGGGCGCAATATCACTACCTCGGGTATGAGCCCCGTTAACTATGTCGGGATGGCCTTTACCCATACCAGCTCTGACTTTGGCAAAATCCTGCTGGATGTGGCCAATAAGTCGGTGCTGGCGGGATGGGACACTGCCAACGAGACCTTTGAAAAATGGACCCGTAAAGGCATTCTGACCGATTTCAAGGTGGCCAAGCGGATCGGGATTGGTGAGATCGGCAGTTTGCGGGAGGTCCGGGAGGGGGCCGAGTATAAACACATCACCGTGGGTGAGAGCAGTGCACAAATCCAGCTGGCAACCTATGGTGAGCTTTTCAGCATCACCCGTCAGGCCATCATCAACGATGATCTGGACTTGCTGACCCGTATCCCGATGATGATGGGGGCTGCAGCGCGCAGCACTGTAGGTGACCTGGTCTATGCCATCCTGACCGGCAATATCAGCATGCCGGACGGAAAGCCCCTGTTCCATGCTGATCACAAAAACCTGCTGACAGGCGCTCAATCTGCTATGAGCATCAAAGCGCTATCATCGGCCAAGGCTCTGATGCGCGCGCAGAAGGCGGCAACAGAGGCTGAGGACGGCAAGGGGCGCTCGCTCAATATCCGCCCTGGTTATGCCCTGGTCCCGATTGAGAAAGAGGATACCGCGCTACAGTTGATTAACAGTACCTCGGTTCCCGGCGCTGATGCCAATTCCGGCATCGTCAATCCGATTAAGGGATTCGTTGAGGTGATTGGAGAGCCCCGACTATCTGATAGCAGCACGGATACGTGGTTTCTGGCAGCGCAGGGCGGCGACACGATCGAGGTAGCCTATCTGGATGGCATGGACTCTCCGTGGATCGAGCAGCAGCAGGGCTTCACGTCCGATGGTGTGGTCACCAAAGTGCGTATTGATGCTGGTGTATCGGCCCTCGACTTCCGAGGTCTGGTCAAAGCCTCCGGTAAGTAACCCCCTGGCCCGCCTTATAGCGGGCTGTCTTTTTAACATCTCCGTACTCAGGAAAATAAAATGGCGAAAAACTTTGTCTGTGATGGCAATCAAATGTCATTTGTTGCCCCGGCTGGTGGCGTGGTATCCGGAAAGCCAATCAAGATCGGTACCCTGACGGTGGTACCGCTTGAAACAGCTGATGCCGGCTCGGCGTTCAGCGGTGCACTGGGTGGCGTCTGGTATCTGCCCTGTGATAACTCGCTGGCCGTAGGCGCCGCTGTTAAGTGGGACGGTCGTAAGTTGGTTGCCGATACTGCCAAGGATGCCGATGATTTTGGCAAGCTTGTCAGTGTAAGAGACAGCGGCTACGCCGAGGCACTGCTTGTTCAATGAGTCGCTTTGATCTCGCAATCAATAGGCTGGATACCCGTATCAATACCGCTATGTCATGCCGCTATGACCTTGTGTTGAAGAGCGGCAGCATACTGACGGTTGACGCTATTTGGGATAGTACCCAGCAGGAGGCCAAGAGTGACGCTGTATCTAATCATCCGCGTTTTCTCCGAGCCGTCAGTGAACACGGTGTCCTGACCGTGCTGCAGCAGCGATTGGTTCGGGATGATGTTATGGGGGCTGCGGTAGAGACACCACACGGTCCACGTTGGGTAGTGGATCTCGATTATCCGGATACGACAACGACGGTGCTGCTGTTGGGCATATCTGGAGATACGTCGTTGCCGACAACGCCAGGGGTCCGCTTTACAAAAAAAACGGTGTGAGGTGGCTGCTGTGATATACCTGTTTATCGATGATGATGACATGGCAGCAGTCATCGAGCAGTTTGCCGGCCTAGGCTCCACGACGATTTCTCTCGCATTCCACCGTGCGATGCGCCGGACGGAGCAGACGGTTATGGCTCAGTCACGCAAGGTGTTGCAGCAGGCGCTGATATTGCGTAACCAGAAGTCAGTGCGGGGAAGAGTCAGAACCTATATCCGTCCGGCTGCGTCAGATATGACGGAGATGAAGTTCTGGTTCGGGATGAATGATCTGAGCCCAAACGTGTTCAGGGGCACACCGAAGAAGACCCGGGGCGGCCTGATGTTCCGTGGGGCGTATTACAACAGGGCGTTTGTCAGCCTGCGCAAAGGTAAGCGTGTTTATATGCAGCGGGAGACGGATAAGCGATTCCCGATCACCAAACTGACCATCCCCATCCCGGACGATATCGTGGTTAAAATTGAGGATGAGGTACTGGAGCAGATGCCGGATATCTTTCTGCGCCACTTCAAAACCGATCTGCGTGGGCGGGTCAGCAGCAACCTATGGTCATCTATTTTCGATGGCAGTCATCATGGCAGCTTGGATAAGGCTACCGCCAATATTATGCACGCCACAAAAATACCGCGCGGAGCCAGGTAGGGGTTCACCATGACATATGACATCACAACACCCAGCCAGTATCACGCTGCGCTGGTCGAACGGCTGCGCGTCAATCTTTTCGACGGGCTGGCCATCGAGTCATACGACGAATTCGGCAAAGTAGAGATAGACCAGCCGACCATTCTGATCCAATGGGAGGATGCCTACCCAGGGCCGCGCCGGAATGATGGCCGATATACCCACCATTTTATGCTGACTGCGCATTGCATTATCCCGCAAGGTCATCCAAATGCCGTGCTACAGGCGCTGGATCTGTCGGCGGAGGTTGAGCGGCTTTTGGAACGTAGGGCCTTGTTTAAGGTTTCCGCAGCAGATACGGACGCTGCTGATATGTTACTGGTCAGTACTGATCAGGTGGGTATGCCGCAGATACAGGTCAACGGCGATACCGGCTTTTTGCTGGGGATGGATGGGGTTGAGTCGCGGGGTGTGCAGTGGCTGCAGCCGCTTTACTTGGGTATGTCCTTAAACAGCGCTCCTGATGTGAGGGAGAGGGTCCGTTATTCCGTTCAGGAAATGGAGCTGCGCCATGCTTGAACAACTGATAGAGGCTAGGTTGGCTCCGCTACTGGATCGCATTACGCAGATTGAAGAGGGGCTGGAGTCGGACGCCCGACGTGGACGTAATGCCATTCAGCTAGGAACGGTATCGGCAGTGATTGGTCAGCGGGTGGTTATTACTGTCGGAAAGGCGCGTACGGCCCCGATTAAGTGGTTCGCGTGTGCTGCTGGCGATGTGGTGGAGTGCCGGTATCCCAGCATCGGTGAGATGGCGCTGGTACTGAATTATGGCTCATGCGATCGCAACAGTAGCGCGGTGGCTATCGTGGGGATTCCCTCAGATCAATATCCCTTACCCAGCACGGATAAAAATCGGGTGATCCGCAAAGTGGGAGCGCTTGGGATGGAGGAGTGGGACAAGGTAACCGGAAAGTTGACGATCACCGCACCTGGCGGGATAACGGCGGATACACCGCTGTTTGAGTGTTCTGGTGATGTGAGGGACGCGAAGGGGACGATGGCCGCCGATCGCGATATTTATAACAACCATGATCATAACACGCCTCGGGGGATATCGCAGAAGCCCAACCAGAAACAATAGTGAGGTCTTATGCTGGGCATGGATCGACGAACAGGCCGCTTTATCTGCGGTACAGAGCAGCTGGCCAGTCGGCTGCAGCAGGTTTTCACCACTCAACTCACAGCACGCCCTCGCCGTCGCCAGTTTGGTAGTAATGCTCCTGATGCTCTGGCCCAGTTGACCAATCAGGCCACGGTTTTACGTCTGAAGGCCGAGATGTTTGATGCCATGCTGAGCCCAGACAATGGTGTGTTGGATTTTTCCGCCAGGCGAATTCAGTTCGAGCTAAAAGAGGCTGGTCTTCATGCCTATATCGATGGCCACTGGCGCGGGGGGGATATCACAGTAAGGGTCCCTATCTATGACCAGTAGTGTATTCAATCCGCAGATTGACCGGATCTCCGAGCCTGACGTGCTGGAAGTTGAAGGGTTTGAGGTGGTCTTGTCTCGTATTAAGACGCTCATACTGGAGCGTGTAAAAGCTATGCGTCCTGATGATGTTGATGCCGTTACAGAAACGCTGGAGAACGATGCCGAGATTGCCAGCATCATCGCTCAGGCATGCGCTATGGTCGTTGTAAATCGTGAGCGTCGTCTGAATAACAAGATCCGCCAAATCCTTCTGTTATGGGCTAAGGGCAGTAATCTTGATGCACGTGTAGCAGAGTTCGGTATTACTCGACAGGTGGTGAAAGAGGGTAATCCGGATGCTTACCCGCCGATCCCCGATCAGATGGAGTCAGATATCGACCTGTTAACCCGTTGCCTGCTGGCGCCGTTTGGGTTTGCCACGACAGGATCGGAGCTGGCCTATCGCTTTCATCTGATGACGTTGGGGGATAAGCCAGCCATTACTGTTACCTCTCCATTGCCCAATCGGGTGGTTATGAGCTATGACTTCCCGGAGTACTCCCGAGCTGGAGAGGTAAAAGATGGTCGGGCAAAGATGGCTCGGGCGGAGTCTGGTTTGGTCGATTGCTGGCTGTTGGCGCGGACTGGTGATGGAATGCCATCAGATGAATTAATCTCGTATGCCAATTCCTATATGAATCGCCCAGAGGTAGCACTGGTTTCCGATGTCATTACGGTGAAAAAGCCAACTATTCGTCGTTATGCGATCAGGATGAAGCTGCACGGCAGTAACTCACCGGGCGGCATTATTGATCCCTCTCCGATTAAAGCGGCAATGGAAGCGTATGCAGAAGGGGCCAGACAGTTGGAGGGCATAATTGACCCAGGACGGCTCTATGCCATTGCGCATGGCCAGCAGACCGTGGTGCGAGCGGAACTGCTGGAGCCGACAGCGCCGCTGGTTTGTGCGATCAGCGAAGCTCCATACTGTACACAGGTGAGTGTGGAGGTTGTCTATGATTGACAGCATCCAACCGGATAATCGCAGCGCTTTGCAGATCGCTATCGAGCAGGCACTGGATGAGCTGGTAGGTAATGTTGATGCTTTTGCGCCGTTTCCAAACCTATTTGATGGACTAACAACGCCACTCCAGTTTCTACCGTCTTTAGCAATAGAGCGCGGGGTCGCAGATTGGAGTGCTACTGATTCAGAACAAATACGACGCAACACGACGGCAATGGCACTGCCGCTTCAGTCTTTGTCATGTACCGATGCAGGGTTAAAGCAGGCTGTTAATGATCTTGGCCTTTCTTGCAAAATACGTCGCCTGCGTCCCTATGTGATTGAGATTGAGGCAGGTCTTGAATCAGGTAGCCTGACGGATGAGTTGAGTTACCGGGTGTTGCACCGAATAGCAGCATATAAAGCGGCTAGAGACTCATCCTTTATTTCCTTGGTCAGAGATACTGAGGTCGCTATAGGTTTTGGAATTTATGCTGAAACTGGGATTATATCTGATTGTGACCCCTTTAAATCCCAATTAGTGGTCAGTGTTTTTTATCCAGCGATGGCCATTCAAGCCGAAACTTATATTATTTCAGATAATGAGGTATATCGTGACTGATTACAGAGGTTATGTTACGGCAGCCGGACAGGATTTTGAAGCCCTGGCTAAACAGATGAGCTATCCGGTGACTATTGGGTTTATTGAAGTAGGTGATGGAGTATTGCCGGATAGTGAAAGTCCAATCACTCGGACCAAACTGCTTAATCCACTCAAATCATTTCCTGCCATTGTTGAGCAAGATTTGAAAAATCCAGGTCAGTGGGTTGCCAGTATTAATATTCCTGCGGATGATAATATTAATGGTGCTGGTTATTTTATTCGAGAGATTGGCTGCAAGTTAGTTAATCAGGGGGATGGTGTTCTTTATGCGTATCGTCGAGTAAGTAATGATTGGAAGCCGGTTATTACTTCTGGTGAGGCGAAAAGTTTTATCTATAAATTACGATTTATTCCCAGCAATGGTGAATTACTTACGCCGACTATTGATCCTTCAGTTGTTCTAGTAAATAAAGAAGAGTTAGACCGTAAATTAAAAGTGCATGAAGCATCGCGTAATCATCCTGATGCCACAACGACAGAGAAAGGTTTTGTCCAACTGATCGACAGCTTCACCAGTACCTACACCACTCGGGCACCGACGGCCAATGCGGTAAAGCGTACCTACGACGAGGCCACGCGCACCGCCAGCACCAGCCAGGCTGGGCGGGTACAGCTTAACGACAGCGTCAACAGCACCAGTACCACTCAGGCGGCGACGGCTAATGCGGTCAAACGCACTTATGACGAGGCTACTCGTACCGCCAGCACCAGCCAGGCTGGGCGGGTACAGCTTAACGACAGCGTCAGCAGCAGCAGTACCACTCAGGCAGCAACGGCCAGCGTGGTAAAACGCATCTATGACATAGCTAACCGCCTCGCCAGCACCAGCCAGGCTGGGCGGGTTCAACTGAACGACAGCCTCAGCAGCACCAGCACCACCCAGGCACCGACGGCCAATGCGGTAAAGCGTACCTACGACGAGGCCACGCGCACCGCCAGCACCAGCCAGGCTGGGCGGGTACAGCTTAACGACAGCGTCAACAGTACCAGTACCACTCAGGCGGCGACGGCTAATGCGGTCAAACGCACTTATGACGAGGCTACCCGTACCGCCAGCACCAGCCAGGCTGGGCGGGTTCAACTGAACGACAGCCTCAGCAGCACCAGCACCACCCAGGCGGCGACGGCCAATGCAGTAAAGCGTACCTACGACGAGGCCACCCGTCGCGCCACTACCACCAAGGCTGGCCAGGTCCAGCTCAGCGATAGCACCAATAGCACCAGCTCCTCAGAGGCGGCGACGGCCAATGCGTTAAAGCGTGTCTATAACGACGCCATCCGTCCCGGAACTACCAGCCAGCCCGGACAGGTCCAGCTTGAGGACAGCACCAGCAGCAGCAGTACCGCACGGGCAGCGACGGCTAATGCGGTAAGAAGAGTCAGCGATAAAGTTAATAAGGCAGCAGTGGGGGAGAGGACACTGCTTTTTAGTGGTAATGTTGGAAATGGTAATATCTCGCTGTCACAAACCCCATCAAATTTTGATGAAATTATTATTATCTCTACTGATGATGGTAATAATCATGCTGCAATCGACATTAAGCCTATGTGGGCCATTGAAGCAATTACAAGTACAAATCTGTCAAGTTCTATTAGTATCCGCTCTATGGAGGGGTCACACTGGTCAGTTTCGACCTCGTCATTCAAGTCGACTTTATGGAGTATCAGTTCTGAAAGTTCTCGTATTCATAGGATATATGGTGTCAACTATACATAATTAATAGGTTTGTTATGAAAACAATTTACATTCCAAAGACAAATCCAGATGGTTATATTGATTTTCCTGTGCCGTTGGATTTGGATAATTATTATGTGATTAATGTTGCAGATGATTTTGAGTTGCGGAATAAAGTATTTGATGCGGTACGTATGGAGTTTATTGAACAGCAAGCGCCTAATTTGACATCCTCCGCCGAACTGAATGACGAGGAGGCATAGCGCATCAGGCCATGTAACCCGTTTTAGTGGGTTTTTATTATCCAGCCTAGGAAAAATTTATGGGAAAAAAAGCGTATTTGGTGCTGCTCGGCTTCGACCATCCCAATTCTGGCCACTGGCAGGAGGCGGGCACCATTATTGAGATGAGTGAGAGTGAGGCCACTCAGTTGGTTCTCAGTGGCTATCTCATTGCTAAGCCTGTTGTAAAGAGGAAGTAATCTATGCCCATCATTGAAAATTTCGTGCACAACGGCGCATCCATTATCCGAGAGCCAGCTCCGTCTCCGATGGGGCCGCTAGGTCGTGCAGTATTTGGCCTGGTCGGAACGGCCCCAGATGCTCATCCAGATATCCCGCGCAATAAGGCCTACTGGGTCAATGACAAAGCCGCATTGGCCAAGCTTGATATCGCAGGGCTGGAGCGGGGTACCTTATGGCGGGTGTGCAATGCCATGCTCGATGCTGCACAGTGCTCTATCTACGCAGTCATTGTAGATGAGGATAACTCGGTACTGCCTGCCGACAGGGATTATGAGGGGGTAATTGTGAGTGCCACCGTCCTTGATAGCGGGCTGATGGCGGTTACCTTGAATAATCCAACCTTGCTGGATGCCGTGGTTGGTGCCCAAGCTGTCAGTTGGAATGCGGAGATCAGCGGCAAGGCGACGGGAATAGTGGGCTACGTTCCGGGGGAAACCAATATTTTGACGCTTAAGGGCGACGGGGGCATTAGGCTGGAAGATCTCACGGCACAGAGCACGATTGTCATCCATGGGAAAGAGTTGGCGGCATCAGGGACAATCGTTAATGTTGTCGGTGGTGTTGATCCCTTAACTGGCCGACGTACAGGGATTGAGGCGTTGGCGGCAGATATCCCGGAAACCCTGACAGATATTGCTGCTCCCGGTTTCAACCACAAGGCGGTGCATGATGCGCTGGCCAAAATGGGCAAACGCTTGTTCGCAGCTGCTGCGCTTGAGGGCACTAGCACAACCGATGAAGCGGTGATATCTCTGTCCCAGTCATTGGGAACTGCAGGCACGGGGTATGGTGATGCCGTGCTGGTCGATCCATTTGTCAAAGTGTGGTCAAACGCGGCTAAAGGGTATGTCTACATGTCCGGTGTTGCCCATTATCTTGGCTGTGTTGCGCGGGTGGATGTTCATGAGGCACCCGGCAAGGGGCGGATGAATGTCTATATCGACGGGTGTCAGCGCACCATTGATTATAACCTGCTGGATAAAACCAGCGCTGGTGACCGACTGAACAAATACGGCGTGACCTACTTTGGCCGAACCAGCCGGGGCGGCTTCTCGCTGCTGGGGAATCGTACGCTGGATGGACGCTTTATTAATCTGGTGCGCCTTGAGTTAGCCATTATCCGCAAGCTGATCTCCACTACCGAGCCAGATATGGCACAGCTTCTTAGCAAAGAGTTTATGCAGTCGAAAGTCGCCTCCCTGCAAAACTGGCTGGATGGCGAAGCGGCAGCTGGCAAGCTGATTGGCGCCAAGGTTTACCTGCATCCGACCCTCAATACACCGGACAACTACCGCAACGGTGAGTGGCATATCGTTATCGGTTATGCCGGGTATAGCCCGAACGAGCATATGGTTTATCACCTGCGTGAGGATGTAGGGATTGTCGAATCCTTTCTGAATGGAGTATTGCAATAATGTCCGGTCAAAATGTGCGCATGATGCTGCGGATCCTTGTCGATGGGCTTCCGCTGCAGCGCGAGGTGACATCGTGGGAGTCTACGCCGCCGAAAGAAAAGGCGGGTGATATTGGTGGCAGCTTCATTGGTGGAGACATCCGTACCGGCATTGAAAAAATGACGGCCAAAATCGTAGGAAAGGGGATCTCGTCCTATATCCTGAAGATGACAGGGCGCCATGCTGGTCAGTTGGTTACGGTTATTGTCAATGAGTCATGGGAGGATGAAGACGGGGTTAAAACGGCGATCCAGGAGTTCTGGACAGGACGCATCGCAAGTCGTGAGCGTTCGAGCAGTGTTGTTGGGGAATTGCCTGAGGATACGCTGAACCTGAGCCTGGATGAGTCGCGTCGGGTAGTCAACGGTATTCAGGAGTGGCATGTCAGCCGTAAGGCCTCCATCTGTGATCTGGGTGACGGTGATCTGCTCGCTGATCATCGCAGTAATGTCGGGATGTTTTAATGCCATACTTTTTTAGTCTCATACCATTCAACCCCGCAATTGCGGGGTTTTTTATTGAGGATTGCCAATGATGACGCCTTTTACCCATCAGCACACCCTGCGTTGGCCCATTGAGGATATCGCTGTTGTTACCGTGAGCACACATACCATCGGTGAGATGCGCGCCTTGCGAAAGAAATTTTGCATGGATGACCCGGATGAGGCAAAACAAGACAGGCATGGTTTTTCTACTGCGGTATTCCTGCTGCATACCGAGTTGAACGATGAGCAGCGTGGCGAGCTGTCTCAGCCGGATCTCACCTCCATTACACTGCTGATCCATGAGCTGGTTATGACACCAAGTGATCAGCTGTCGGCAAAAGCCCGGGGAGTCTCTCCAGATACCTTCCCCCTGTTGGTACCTGTTACCGATGCGATGCGGCAGGGGCCGATCACACATCTTCATATGAAGCCGCCCACGGTCCGTCTGACAGACTCCGTGCGGGAGCTGGCGGGTTTTGAGCGGGAACGCGAATTGGTTGCTACCTGTACGGGCTTGATGCCGGACACCGTAGATAAACTGCATATGCCCGACTGGCTAGCACTACAGCAGAGACTGTCCGATTTTTTGACAGAAACAGCGGACTACTTTCCCCAAGTGACGTCGAACGGCTGATCGATGTGGTTCCGCTGGTGTACTCGGTATCAACGCAGGAGATTATGGGCTGGCGGGTTCCCGCGGCTCTACGTCGCTATGAGCTGGCGCTGGCCCGTCTCGGGGTAAAGCAAAATGGATAAGAAGTTTTCGGTAACTCTATCTGCCAGGGAGCAGATGAGTACGGCATTTGCCTCTGCCGGCGCGGCGGCGGATCGATTGGGCAAAGAGATAGCGACGACCAATCGCCAGATAAAGGAACTGGGCAGCACCAGTAAGCGGGCAAGTGATTTTGGCTCACTACGTAAGGAAATGGAGGGAACCAAAAGCGCACTGGCAGGCGCCAGGAATGAAGCGGTAACCGCGGCGAATGCGATTAAGTCCTTAACCGAAAAACAGGCTGGCTATAAAAAAGAGCTGCAAGCAGCAGAACGCCAGCTGGAGAGAATGAAGGGCTTTATCGGCCCGACGACACCTGCTCAGCAAGAAGCTTTAGCTGCTACAACGAAAAAGGTCGCTGAGTTAAAGCGGGCTTATAGCAGTGTAGGTAAGGAAATTAAATCTGCCGAGCGGGCACAGAAGGTCGCAAATGGCGAGGCTAAACGGCTGACCGACGCACTAGGAGGGCAGGGGCGCCGTCTTGGTTCACTGGCCAAGGATTTGAGCCAGGCTGGACTCAATACAAAAGCCTTGGGGGCAGAGCAGCTGCGCCTTAAGCGTGATACTGAGCTGGCCACAGCAGCAATGGAGCGCCAGCAGAAGCGTCTGAACACGATATCTGATGCGCAGGCCAAGATGGCGGCCAATAAGCAGATACGTCGGGAGATGGCTGGTGAGCTTTTGGGGCTGGCCGCGGCCAGTGCGCCGGCGATTTATGCGGCCAAGAAAGCGGTTGATTATGAAAGTGCCTTCGCCGGGGTCACCAAGGTGGTTAACTTTCGGGATGCGAAGGAGAAAAGTGCCACGCGGACCGGGATGATGGGGTTGGCCGGTAAGTTGGGTATCGATCAGGTTGGGATGACCAATATCGTCGCTGCAGCGGGTGAGGCAGGGATCGGTAAGCGGGCTGACGGTACCACGGATGTTAAGCAACTTCTGCGGTTTGCCGGTGATGCGGCGAAGATGTCCGTTGCTATGGATATGAGCGCCGAAGAGGCGGGCAGTACACTGGCCAAGTGGCGCTCATCAATGGGATTGGATCAGGATCAGGCGATGCGCCTGGCTGACTATTCCAATGCCATCTCCAACGAAATGGCGGCCAAGCCTGCTGAAGTCGCGCGGGTAATGCTGCGCCAGGGTGCCACCACCATGAAGGCCGGTTTTACTGACCGTCAGGCAGCGGCCTTGGCGGCATCACTGATTGCTGGTGGTGAGGGGGAGGAAAGGACCGCCACGGCGATGAAAAATATCACCGGACGCCTGAATAAGTCATTTGCCACCACCAAAGCACAGAAAGAAACACTGGCAATGCTGGGCTTTGATCCGATTGCCTTAGCCAAGGATATGCAGCGTGATGCGGGCGGTACCCTGTTCAGCGTGCTGGGGAAAATCGGCAGGCAGGATAAGGATAAGCAGGCGGCGGTCATCAGCCAATTGTTTGGGGAGGAGGTGGTCGGCGCGGTCAGTAAGTTGACGGCCAATACCGAGTTGCTGCGTAAGGCGATGAAACTGGCCGGGGATGAAACCGCCTATGCCGGATCTATGGAGTTGGAGTACCAGAATAAAGCTAAAACACGCCAGGCGATGTTAGATCGTGCCGGGGCCAATTTTGATCGGCTTGTTATCAATATTGGTGATTTATTCCTGCCGTTGATAGATGGGGTTGTGCAGCCGCTGTCTGATTTGGCCGCGTCGGGCGCAAAGCTGATGGAAACCTCATCGGCGGCCAGAGAAACTGCCGGCTGGCTGGTTAAAGCGGGTGCCGGTCTGGTTGCCTTAAAGGCGGGAATGATCGTCTTTAAGGGCGTGAAGTCCATTTTCAGTGATTTATTCCAAGCGGGTCGGATTATGAAGGCCAAGCTGGGTGGACAGACTGACCACACCGCCCGCTCAGGTTCGGCTGCAGCACGCGCGCTAGCGGCTGTTAACCGGCAGTTGGATCGCATGAGCGGTGCTGGTGGGTTACCCGGTGCAGGAGGCCGTGGCGGGCGCCGTAGGCGTAGCCGATCGCGCCTCGGTCGCCTACGAGAGGCTGAAGAGCGGATTGCGAATGCCGGTTCTCATCGTCGTAGTCGATTTGGGCGATGGGGGCGTGGTGCAGGACTGTTTGGCTTAGGCGCTGGATTGATGATGCTGCCAAAGGAAGCAGAAGCATCAGACGTTGTTCAGGATGTGGCTGATGTTGGTGGTGATGCAGCCTCACTGTTGGCGTCTGGCGGGAAATCGGTAGGCCGAGTGGTAGGGAAAGTGATACGGCCTCTCGGTCTCATCTCAGCTGGCAGTGAGCTTTATGGGGCTGCTAATACGGGTAACACCGCGGCCATTGGCGGTGCAGCCGGTGATATCGTTGGGGGAGTAGCTGGTGGCTGGGCGGGAGCAGCAGCTGGAGCCGCTATTGGCTCAGTGGTTCCTGTCATTGGCACCGCTATTGGGGCTGCTATCGGCGGTGTGCTTGGTTCCTGGGGAGGCGGGGAACTCGGTAATATTATCGGAGATAAGGTCGGGCAGTGGTTCTCCAAGGATAAAACTGCGCTGGCCAACGGAGCGGATCCCGTTAAAGAGATCGTAAAGCAAGAGACCAATAAGACAGATATCTCCAATAAGTTTGATCTGCGCTTTGATATCAGAGCCAGTGGTGATCCAGAGCAGGACAATGCCCTAGTTGAAAAAATTAAGGCTCAACTGTCTACCCTCTTGCCATCGCTGATGTCCAGCGGTCTATCGCTGAATACTCGTTCAGATGCCAGTCTGGCTGGATTAAGGAGTGATTGATGGCCATTTCAACTTCATTTTTGGCCAATCTGGGCGCTGGTTTATTTTTAAACCAAGCGCTGGCCAAACCAGATAAGCAGTTTAGCTGGGGTGACTATAACTTCTCTATGTCCGGAGGCAACCCGCTTAGCGGTATTTCCCGTAGCCTGGATGGCGGCTGGGTGGAGGTCCCGCTGTTAAATGAGCTGCCTCTCCTGCAACAGACGGGGCGTAAGCTGGATACGGTCACATTCACGGGGCGTTGGTACTCAACCGATGGCGAGGCACAGATCGAAAATATGAAAAAGATCCGGGATGAGGCCAAGCCCCGCACTTTGGTACGTGGGGATGGGGTGAGCTACGGCCAGTATGTCCTGCGGGCGTTTGAGGTGAAGGGGGAGCAGATGATCCATAACGGAACCTGTGTGGTTCAGGATATTACGATCTCGCTGTGTGAGTTTGCCAATCCGTCACTGGGGAGTCAGCGTCGATGAGAGTCAGGACAGCAGATGGTGATACGGTCGGGTTGCTGACCTGGCGTTTGCTGGGTAGAGATGATGATGCCATTGAGGAGAGGGTCTACAGGCTGAATCCACACCTGCATGACTATGGCTTGATCCTTCCCGCCGGTGTGGTGATTACGATGCCGGAGGTGCCACCCAGTGCGCCGAAAGAAAGGGAGGGAGTATGGAGCTGAGACTGGGTACCACACCGGTACATTACTGTGAGGGGCAGGGGAGTAAGATGATCAATGCCCGTTTGGAGTCATTTGATCGTGTCGATGCTTCCGGTCATCAGAGTGACCAACTGACACTGGTGGTTAACGTCGAGGGCGTTGACGGACTCCCTGAGGAGGGGCAGCGGCTGACGTGGTTTGAGGGTTATAAGGAGATAGGGGCGGTACGCATCGGGGACTTTACGATCACCCGTATCACGCCACGACTGTTTCCGCGCAGGATAACCATTGTCGCCACGTCAGCCCCGTTTACCGGAAAAGATGAGACAGGCTTTAAAGAACGGCGCACTCGCAGCTGGGATTCCCCAACTTTGGGGCAGTTATTCCGGGAGGTGGTGCAGGCGCATGACATGACGCCGCGTGTTGATCCCGAACTTGATGCCATCCCATTGGGGCATGTTGATCAGACCGATGAAACGGATGCGGCCTTCCTGACGCGACTGGCTAAGGAGTTCGATGCCGTGGCAAAGCCGATGGATGGTATGTATGTACTGGCCTTACGTGGGCGGACGACGACGATTAGTGGCAAAGAGATGGAGCCAGTGACGCTGCGGGTTCCTCCGGATAATCGTCCTGGTACCCCACGTTTTATTAACTGCGAGCTGGATATGCCACAGCGACACAGTTCGGGCGGCATGATTGCCCGATGGCAGGATGATGCAACTGGCGCGATGCATGACGTGAGGTCAGGGCGTTCCCCCTACCGACGTCTACCTACCCTGTATATCAATGAGCAGCAGGCCCGACAGGCACTGGCGGGATACAGTCGGAAGAACGTAAGAGAAAAACGGCGGATCACTCTGGATGTACCGGGTGACCCCTATCTCGCGGCAGAAAGCCCTATCACGCTGGATGAGTCGTTTCCGAATGGCATGGCGGGTGCGATGTCCATCGATCGTGTGGTGGCCAGAGGAACGCGTTCAGGCGGATATCGGATGTCTATTGAGGCAACGACCCCTATTAAGTAGTCTGAAGATAGACTGAGTGATCATCAGAATGCCCCCGGGAAACCTCGGTCTCCAGAGCGGGGAGCAGTCATCAATGGAGACAGTATCAATAAGCCACTGACGCTTACCGCGTTGGTGGTTTTTTTATATCTGCGCCATGCCCGGCGCAAACAATCACACAGAGCCTTATAGAAAGAAACACCCCCACAGGCGTGGGGAAGACGCGGCCGTCGAGGATGGCGCGAACCATCTCGTCGGAAACACCCCCACAGGCGTGGGGAAGACCGGCGGGCAGCTTCGATCACCCACTCAGCGCGGGAAACACCCCCACAGACGTGGGGAAGCCGGGACGTTTGTGGCGCGCCGCGCTACTGACCGGGAAACACCCCCACAGGCGTGGGGAAGCCTCTCGGCCACGATGCCATCGATAGCCTGTTTCAGAAACACCCCCACAGGCGTGGGGAAGCCTAGCCAGGTGGAATAGCCGCATAGCAGACGTAGGAAACACCTCCACAGGCGTGGGGAAGCCCCCATTATATTGTTAAAGAACATACTAAACCAGCTACAGATTGTGGTTGGTTTACTGGTCGAATAGCCAGATGGGGCTCTGTATGCTCAGGCCAGAATGACTCATTGAATTCCTATGATTTGTAAGTAAAATATCATAAATCGGAATTAGTTTTACCCGCGATGCTGGGGGTATAGTCCGCGAAGGTGCTCAAAACACCTTACGAACGGCCTCCGCACCCGTCAGACATGTGGTTTTTTTGTGGTCATATTTCGGATATGGCCGAGTGTGGGCGAATACAACACCAGCGATGGGAATAAGCCCGCTTGCCTTCGTACAAGTTTTGAGCACTCGGCCGCCCGAGCCATTCGGGTATCCTCTCAAAAGGGATACGAACATGACTACCTATCGCGTTTCAAACATAGCCAATCCACCCAAAGTGTCGATCCACGATGGCAGGGCGGTGACAACTACCGATGACGTCGCTGCCTATTTTGGTAAGCAAGCTCATCACGTCGTGCAAAAAGTAGAATCCCTTGATTGCTCAAAAGATTTTATCATTCGCAACTTTTCGCGGATGATAAAAAACGTAGCTCTGGCTAAAGGGGCAATGCGCCAAGTGGTCTATTACCAAATGACCAAAGACGGCTTTATCTTTCTGGTGATGGGTTTCACCGGCAAGAAGGCCGCCGCGTTCAAAGAGGCCTATATCGCCGAGTTCAACCGCATGGAGGCACAGATACTACATCAACGGCCAGAGCTGGTCGGCTATCTGGGGCGGTCACACAAAAACATCAGCCGGGAAGAGATCGACGCCTACAACATCAATGCACTGAGCCTGCATTATCGGGAGATTTTCTCAGCATGGAGGGAGCAGATATATCCCGCCCTGCGCCAGCTGGAGTCACCGATTGCCGGAAGGCTGTACGACAGATTTATCGATGGCGCCGCTTTCCTGTCATACGTTGAACGATCGCTTAATGAGCGGCTACTGCCAGGTCAAAGGCCACGCATTATGTAAGCGGTATACAGGCAATGTACACAACACATCCCCGGCTCAGATCGGGGAAATTCTATTCCCCAAAACCGAATCTAACTATATGTAATTGCTGCGATTTGTGATCATGGGACTTTACCGATTTTTTGGCCTAAATGATGGAAAAACTATTTTAATTTCAGTTGATTAACATGATTTGATTCATATACTGCTGCGTCACATGGGCTGGACGGAAGCGGCGGACCTGATTGTTAAAGGTATGGAAGGGGCGATCGCCAATAAGACCGTGACCTATGACTTCGAACGTCTGATGGATGGCGCTAAGCTGCTGAAATGTTCAGAGTTTGGCGATGCGATCATCGACAACATGTGA